CAAGGCTCTAATCGAAAGGGAATATGCAGCACAGAAGTCTGAAGAGTGGCTTGCTCTTCGTGGCAACATGTTGACTGCCTCAGATGCCGCCACAGCTATCGGTGTGAATAAATACGAAACACCCGAGGGTCTTCTTCTCAAGAAATGTGGTCTCGGTGAAAAGTTTACAGGAAACGCGGCCACCCGGCATGGTGAGTTGTATGAAGATGAGGCTCGCATTCTCTATGAAGAGAGACATGGGGAGGTTGTACATGAAATTGGTCTCTGTCCACACCCAGAACATAGTTGGTTGGGTGGAAGTCCTGATGGTGTTTCTGAATCTGGTAAGCTCGTCGAGATTAAATGCCCAATGATGAGGAAGATTGAACCATGTGTTCCCGAACACTATATGCCCCAGCTTCAATTGTGTATGGAAATTTTGGATTTGGAAGAGGCTGACTTCATCCAATACAAACCAGCAGACTTCAATTGGCCTAATCCAGAGGAGTTTGTGGTGGTAAACGTCAAACGTGACCGTGAATGGTGGAAGACTTATCTCCCTGTGATGAAGGAATTTTGGGATAAAGTCCTATACTTTCGAGAACATATTGATGAGTTGCCTAAACCCAAAGAGAAGAAGACGCGTAAGAAGAAGGAACCTGAGCCAGTTGTGTGTTTGGTAGAGCCGATACCCGAAGAAGATCCTTATGATGATTTTTGAAGAGCTCGTCGAGCCTCTTCGGCTTCTTCTCGGGTAATGTAGGAACCTATGTGTTTACATTTGTAACTAAACTTCCATCTATTACCACGTTTAGTTATAGAACCAAATTCACTTTTATTTCTGTTAACAAATGTTGTAAAATTATCAGGGTCCTGTGTATATCTTTTAAGAACTTCTATAGCTTCTTCTTTGGTCTGAAATCCACCAATTGATAGTCTGACTCTTTTACCATGTTGTCTGACTCTTGGGTAAAACAAGTTACCTTCTTGTCTCACATCGCCCAAATATCCATCTCTCTCAATTTTCATTTTATTCTTACCATTCCGTATATTGTCTTTTGATTTCTGACTATATTCCGTTTTAAATTGACCACCCATAGTACAATTATACCCATCAGGTGCCAAGGAATTGAAATGACTTATCCAATAGATTTCTCTCTCATCAAGATGTTCTTGGGGGACATCTTCCTCTATGATTTCATATTTCATTTCATCGCCATACTTATTTACAGCTTTATTTATCAAAGTACGAACTGACATTCGTTTATGTTCTTGCATTCGTTTTTCAAAAGAACGCACAGTCTGCCCCACATAGACCTTACCCGACGGACTTGTGATTTTATAGATGATGCCTCGGGGTCCCATAACTTCTTTAATCTCTTCATCTTTAATCTCATACTTCGCGAGTGTTTCTGGTTTCGGTAACTTCTTAGTCTTCTCCATTTGGCGTAAGACTTCTTTGCGCGCACGCTTATACATAAAGTCGGGATCTTTTTTACACTTTTCATATCTCTCTGAGTAGGATTTACCAGTTTGAGTATTCAAACATCTCAGACCTTTAGATTCCCATTCGTCGACGAGTCTTCTGTAGAGTACTTTCAAGTCTGTTTTGTTTCGCGAATGAAGGACATTCAGAGTTGAGTTGTTCGTAAAGTCGTGATCGTGCCACCCAGCTGTTAGAAGCTCTTTCAACTCTTTGAACTTGATAGGTTCTTTCTTTAATTTGTACTCTAATTTTGAAAGCCACCTTTCAACTCCATAGAAGGGAAGTGTACCATTTTTATTTATCGATACAAGATCGAGGTTTGGAGACTCATACTCGGGGTATTTAGTCTCAAACTTGTGTATTAGCTTGTCTTGTGTGACAGCTGGGAGAAGGGAGTATCCATTCTCATCCAGTATCATTTTGGCTTGACCTACCCAGAAAGTACCAAGTTGTGTATTTTCAAGGATGAAAAATGAAGTTGGGTGGTGATCCATACTTATACCCGAGAAAATATTTGTCAGTAAAAATTTACTGATTGTCCTGGGATTTTCATTTTTGAAAAATCTGTCAACATTTGGAGACACGAAGTGAAAAATTATTTTCATCATGGAGAATCATCTTTGAAGTTGTATTGATTTTAAATTTTTTTTGTAGTAATTAATTTTTTCTATTTTGTCCCAAGTTGTTGACAGAAAATATGGACATCACCCATCTTAAAGATAAAATCTCATACATGTTTAAGATGGAAGAAGAGACTGTAACACTTCCCAAACCACCAGAGGGATATGAGTATAAATTGGTGTCTACAAAAAAGAAGCCGCGTGTCAGTGACAAAGACCCATCCGAACTGACACCAAGACAACTGGCAACCCGAAAGTACTATGAAAAAAATAGACAGAAGATAAGTGAAGACAGACTAAAACGTTATCATGAAAAAAAGAAAGAAAATCTGTCAACATTTGGGGACACGAAGTGAAAAATTATTTTCATCATGAAGAATCATCTTTGAAGTTATATTGTTTTTAAAAATTTTTTATAGTAATTAATTTTTTATGTTTTGTCTCCAACTGTTGACAGAAACCTAAGTGACCCACTCAAACGAGAAAATCAAACCAAAACTATGTCTATCGAAGAGCAGTACAACCGTGCAAAGAACACCCTCAATGGTAGGCTATTCGCCCCATACCAGCGTGAGGGGGTACTTTGGCTCTTGTCTATGGAGAACCAGACTTCGGGTGTGCGAGGAGGCTTCCTCTGTGATGAAATGGGATTGGGAAAGAGCATCCAGTTAATCGCAACAATGCTTGGAAACCCGAAGCCTCGCACCCTAATCATCGTGCCGAAGTCGATTATCACCCAGTGGTCGGAAGAGATAAAACGATTCGCCCCTAACTTGACGATCAACATCTTTGATGGTCCAGAGAGAAGAATCAGGGAGGCTGACGTGACACTTGCACCTTACACGTTACTAACGACGAAAGGAGAGAAAGCGGGTGTGAAAACACCCCTTCATATGGTACAGTGGGACAGGGTCATCTTGGATGAAGCTCATGAGATTCGAAACAAGAAGTCCAAATTGTTCAAGAGTGTGTGTCGTCTTCAGACCCAAATCAAGTGGATCGTGACTGGCACCCCGGTGTTCAACTCTATGGAGGACTTTGTGTCCCTGTGTACCTTCTTGGGTCTCTCGAAGGTGGTTGTACAGGGTATGACTAACAAAATCAAGGACATCTACATCCTTCGACGCACCAAGGAAGACCTCGCTAAAATCAATGAGCGTTTGAGACTACCTCCTTGCTACTTTGAAAATGTCGAGTTGGAGATGTTTCCAGATGAGAAGCAGTTGTATGAGATTGTGTTCCTTGAGGCGCAGGATACTATCCGTGAAGCTTTCAGGCATGCTCAAAGTCTGAATGCGAAGAACATGATTATTTTGGAATGTCTTCTTCGTGCGAGGCAAGCAATGATTTGGCCAGCCATGTATCTCGAAGGTATCGCTAAACAAAATGGAACAAAAGCAGAAAAGTGGGTAGGTCGCTCCAACAAGATGGAGACTCTGTTCCGTATGATCGATGGTCATCCAGATGAAAAGACTCTCATTTTCTGCCAGTTCAGGGGTGAGATGAACTATATCCAGAGTCAATTGAAGTGCCCTGTTTTCAGGATTGATGGTTCAGTTCCAAAAGAGGAGCGCGTCAAACAAATCGAGGGTTTCAAGAAGGCTGCCCCAGGGGCGGTTTTCATCATCCAAATCAAGAGTGGTGGACAGGGTCTCAATCTTCAAGAGGCGACTCGGGTGTACATCACGGCACCCTCGTGGAACCCCGCCACAGAGCTCCAGGCGATTGGTCGAAGCCATAGAACGGGTCAGACCAAACCTGTTTATGTGAAGAAGCTGGTCTACAAGGAATGTGCGCGTTTTGTGAGTGTTGAGGAAGAGATGATGGCTCTTCAAGGTCATAAGTCAATCGTGTGTTCGAAGGTACTCAACGATGAGCGAATCGAAAAGCAGATTCCTGTGAACAGGACGAGTGACAAGATTTCAATTTTGGACATCAAGAAAATTTTCAAAGCATAGAGTAAAGATGATTGGTTCCCGCGCTGAAGTTTTCCATGGCACTGCTGACAAGACATCGGGTGGTCTCGAGAAGAAGGATTTGGTGATGAAGGATGGTCGCATCGTCTCCAAGGCGGCGAGCAAGGCGGCGAAGAAGTCCCTGAAGAAGAACCCCAAGTTCAAGGCGTTCGTTGATCTGGCGAAGGAGAAGTCTGAACAGAAAGCTACTTTCTGTCTCGTTCCCAAGAAGGGGAGCAAGACTTACAAAAAAATAATCAAGGATAATAAGTAAGGATGACTCTCACAGATTGGTCAGAATCCGTAAAAGTAGCTAAGATTAAGTTAGGCATGGACCCAAAGAAATTTACCAGGGTGGATGGTAAGCTTCTTAAGGAGGCTCAGGCTGTTTATAGTATTTTACTTTTGAATAAATCTAAATCTTAAATTGGAACCCCTTAAGGTTCTGCGGCTCATACACGATAAGTTGATTGAGCTTCCAAGTACACCCAAACTTTCTGTTCAAGAAATACACACTGTTAAGTTCTACCATAGCATGTCCCGAATTTCTTGCATAGAGACCATTAGTCACTTCATCCTTCATGGGATTCTTGTCGGCGTTAAACACATTCGCCTTGATATTATCCTCCATATCCGTGTCAACTTTGACACGGAACTTTGGTTCACGATCAGGTGATTCTTTGACATTCGAGTTGAACATTGGCTTGAGTTCTTCTTTGGTCATTTGACTTCCAAAGATGGCTTCACTTTGATCGACAACTGCATCGATAATCATATTTTCGAGCTGTCTCAACGACTCATAAAACTTCTTCATATAGCTATCTTCCTCATCATACCCCTTGATTGCGAAATCGATGTTGTACTTGGTGGGACCGACCTCAGGGGTGAAACCAGAGACACCGAAGGGCATGTACATTCGAGGAAATTGAATGCGCATGGGTGTACCCTGCTTCGTCGAAATGACAATCTTACGGTTGTTATATTGGTTGATTTGAATATTTTCGATTGCTTTGTCCATGACTTCTGGTTACATATCCTATTAAAACTTTAAGCCGAACACGCCACACAATCGGGTTCAAGGCTGAATTGGATTGGTCGAGCCTTTGCCTTGGACCTCAGGTAGTACATCCCTGTCTTTAGGCCCGACTTCCACGCGTACATATGCATCGAGGAGAGCTTGGACATTGTGGGACTCTCCATGAACAAGTTCATTGACTGAGACTGGTCGATGAAACGACCACGGTCAGCAGCCATATCGATGATACACTTCTGACTAATTTCCCATACCGTCTTGTATAGCTTCTTGATATCATCTGGGATGTCGACAATGTTTTGGATGGAACCACCAGCCTTGACCATCAGATCTTTCATCTCCTTCGACCAAAGACCCACCTTCTTGAGGTCTTCTACTAGGTGCTTGTTCACTACGACAAACTCACCAGCCAGTGTACGCCTGAGGTAAATGTTCGTCGTGTATGGTTCGAAACACTCGTTGTTGCCCAGGATCTGTGCAGTAGAGGCAGTGGGCATGGGAGCCATGAGAAGACTGTTCCGAAGACCCTTCGACTTTACGCGTTCCTTCATCGCGTTCCAGTCATACCTCTCGCTAAACTTTGTCTTACCCTCCCACATGTCGGGTTGAAGAATACCTTCTGAAGCTGGGGAACCCACGAAACTTTCATAGGAACCCTCAACCTCAGCAAGTTCCGAACTCGCTTCAAGGGCTGCGTGGTACATCGTCTCAAAGATGTGGGCGTTCATGGTGCGCGACTCTTCACAATCGAAGGGTAGGCCACAAAGGATAAACACATCAGCGAGACCCTGAACACCAAGGCCGATGGGGCGATGCTTCATATTGGAGCGCCGAGCCGTCTCCACGGGATAAAAGTTGCGATCGATGACACGATTCAAGTTCTTCGTGACAACCTTCGTAGCTTTATGAAGAGCGTCATAGTCGAAAGTCTTCGCCTCCCTGTTCACATACTTGGGGAGAGCGATGGAAGCCAGGTTACACACGGATGTTTCATCCTTGTCGGTGTACTCCAAAATCTCCGTACACAAGTTGGAACTTTTAATGACTCCCAAGTTCTTCTGGTTCGATTTGGTGTTGCAGGCATCCTTGTAAAGCATGTATGGTGTACCAGTCTCGGATTGAGACTTGAGAATGGCTTTCCATGCTTCAGAAGCGGGAATGGTCGAGTTAGCCCGCCCTTCTTCTTCATACTTGAGGTACAGTTCTTCAAACTCCTTACCATAAACATCGGAGAGGCCTGGAGCCTTATCGGGGCAGAAAAGGGACCAGTTTCCACCTTCTTCAACTCTCTTCATGAACAAGTCTGGGATCCACAGGGCTGAAAAGAGATCACGGCACCGAGCTTCTTCATCACCTTGGTTGAGTCGTAGTTCAAGGAAGTCCATGATATCTGCGTGCCATGGTTCGAGGTAGACGGCGATCGAGCCCTTACGACGCCCGGCCTGGTTTACATAGCGCGCCGTTGCGTTGAAAACCCTGAGCATTGGGATGATACCATCCGATTGTCCGTTTGTACCCCTAATATGAGACTTGTTGGCCCGAACATCGTGGATGTGCATACCGATACCACCTGCCCATTTCGAAATTTGGGCACACTCTGTCAGAGTACCGTAGATACCGTTAATCGAGTCTTCCTTGTTTGCAATGAGGAAGCAAGACGACATTTGGGGTCGAGGTGTACCAGAGTTGAATAGGGTTGGTGTGGCGTGAATGAAGAGACCCCTGGACATCATGTCATATGTTTCGATAACCGAATTAATATCCCTTCCGTGAATCCCGATAGCGACACGCATGAACATGTATTGGGGAGTCTCGATGAGTTTACCTTCAACTCTCTGGAGGTAACTCTTTTCCAGGGTCTTGAGACCAAAATATCCAAAGTCAAAGTCGCGATCAGTATCGATGACAGCCTTGACTTGTTGAGCAACCTCTACAACCTCATCAGTGACGACACCAGCCTTGTGCAGCTTTCGCATCGCGAGATGAAAATTGTTTGGGCACACTTTATGGATATTACTGGCTACAATACGAGTCGCCAATGTTTCATAATCGGGGTCAGATGTGATCATTCCAATACAAATCTCAGCAGAGAGTGTATCAATTTCTTGGGTGGTGATGTTGTCGTACAGGGATGAGAAAACCTGCTGTGCAACCTTAGTGGAATCACACTTTTCAGAGAGTCCGTACGTTAAGTTCTTGATCCTATTGGTGACGTTATCAAATTTCATATCCTCAATACGACCTGAGCGTTTAATGACCCTCATATACCTAAAGTTCCACTTTTATTTTTAACTTACTTCTTGCACTCAAGATCTTTGCTCCTCACTGGAACAGTTCCGAAAGTCTCAAACTTACGGTCGGGTTGGAGAAGGTAGGTGTTCACGAAGAAGGGGCCTTCTTCACCAGCTTTGGCGACGGGGGGATAAGATCCCACGAAGCAGGCTGGGGGTTTGCATGGAATTTCCTCGACATTGTTTGGCTTGCTGGCGTACGCTTTGTCAAAGTCAGCAAAGTTCAACATTTACTATTTACACACAATTTTTTTCGGCGGATATATTAAATGTGTGATAATCTCCACCTTGATTCTCTCCAGCAGTGTGAAACTCCACTGAACACCCTTTTCTTTTCGGACTTTAACAAGAATCTTCTCCAGCGTGGAATCCGTCAGACGTTTAAGAGTAAGAGTGGCATCGCCATAGATTATCAGAATCCTGATGATCTGTATGCCATCATGCGTGTTGTATTCATCAACAACGCGGGTGACCACTACAAAGAAATCAATGAGCAGGTGAAGGCTATGAACATGAAGGTCATCGGTACTGCGGTGTCTCAGATTGAAACTGGTGTCTCTCAATATATCGCGTACGCAAATGACATCGAGACGACCCGCACACTCCTTGATCAACCCATTAATACCAGTACCGTCGGCAAGAAGATTGACTTTAATGATAAAATCGGAATCAATTAAAGATTGGAAACTATGGTCAAGTAAGTAATGAGTTTGAACTACTACAAATATGAGACTGAAAAGGTTTGTAAATCTAAGGGTTGGGATCGCGCTGCGGTAGACACAGTATGGCTTCTCCTGACGGAAGAGTTTGGAGAGTTGGCGTCTGCCATTCGGCAGTACAAGAAGACGTTCAAAAAGATGAACCTCAAGAAGGAGAGGGGTACAGATGTCATGATGGAAATGGGTGACGTATTCAGTTACCTTTTTCAATTGGCACACATGTTAAATGTTGACCTGGACAAGATGTGGGAAGAACATCGGTACAAAATGCACGACAAAAAATATAATCTGAAGTAGTATTAACAACGATGAGTGAATATATGCTCGACGATGAGAAGGCCATCGATGACGTCAACCCATTTGTCGCAGAGGAATTCTCCCTTCCAGGGGGTGTGCGACAGACGGGCGATTTTGACGATTTCCAGGAAGTCGTTCCAGATGCGTCCCCTTTTATTGACAAGAAGAGTGTCTTTTGTGAAACAAACGCTTGTGAAGATGAAAGGGAACCTTGTGTTATTTTAAAGGGGGTTCACCCTCGTCGTAACATCGACACAGGTTTTACTTGCAAAGAAAGGAAGAAGGTTAAGGTTGGTGTTTCGAAGAAGCCTAGGATGTCTTACCTCGGACTCTTCTTTATCATCTTCATGGTTATGCTAGCTGTAATACACATAAGATATTGAAGAAATGTGTGAGGCGTGAAGCATTCGTACACACCTGAATGACCTCGGGTAAAGTCTTCTTACAAAACTTCTTTACAAACTCCATCTGCCAAGCACTCTCCATATTTACACGGGGTGGTTGGAATGTTGGATCAAGAATTTTGACAGCGTGTGCAATGCGAACATATGTACGATCATCTTGGTCATACATGAGTACATTTTCGAGTGCGAGCTCTGCAAGTCTCTGCTGAACTTCAGTAGTACTTGTGACCATAGTTTCGAGAAACTTATCATAACGGATGTTTCTCTCTTCACTTTGAATTTGTGTCCAGTCACCGAGGGGCTCAGCGTTGATGTAATCTGTGAATGCTTTGTAGCCCTTCGTCTTTGTATACTTATCATAGTGGATCTCTATGTACGCGAGATCAGACTCAACATCGTGAACAGCTTTAGCAGATTTTACAAATGAAGTCATGTAATTAAAGAATGTTCAATTTCTTTAAACACCTAAGTGGATGGTCCACTTTATAAAAAGTATGTTCAAAAATGTATTCCTCAATTGCAAATAACAGCTTTTCGTATCTCTTGACTCTCAATGATATGCGAAACAACCTCCCGGACGAAACTCGTCCCTCTTGGGTAAAGATTACGACGATTACCATGGTTTCGAGCTTTATCCAAGAGATTGATATTAAGAAGCTTCGTGAGACGTTTGAGCGAGTTGGTTCGTATCGTCTCAAGCGTAGTGGAACCAATACAGAGGGATTTGAGTGGAAGTTGAAGCCAACGACCTTCTATAATCAGGTGACCCTGACGTACCACGACAGCTACAGTACCAAATCTGTTAAAGTATTCCCTAATGGCTCAATCCAGGTTGCTGGCTGTTGCGACCTCTTTGACTGTAAACGCATCATCACCCAGCTCATGTACATTTTCAAGATGTTTTTGGGTCTCGAGATCAATGTTTCTTCGGATGCCTTCCGTGTTGTCATGATTAACTCGAACTTCAGTCTCAACTACAACATCAACCTCATGAAAGTGGCTGACTGGTTCGAAGAGTACGATGACATCTTCAAAGTTTCTTTCGAACCAGACAGGTACTCGGCCGTCAAGATTAAATTCAAACCCGCAGAGGACATGAAAGAGATCACATGCAGTATCTTCAGCACAGGTAAAATTATCATCACAGGAGCGGAGACCCTCAAGGAGATTGCTTTCGCCTACAACATCATCAACCAACACATCAACGAGAGACCTGACATTCGGGTATCGAGGACGGAGGAGACGGATGTCTTTGACATATATCTGGGATACAAGTGTGAGCCCTTAATTGAGAAACTCAGAGAGAAAGGATTTCAATCCTGGATGCAGACGATCACCAATAGACAAATTAATTTCTGATGTAATATTAACAAAATGTCGCAGCGACTTGGTATGGCCGATGGTCGGTGTTTCACCATAAACTCTTCCGCCCAGCTTTTCAACAACTATGTGATGAAGCAGAATGGCATCACTTTCGAGGATAACTACTCGTACCGCAAGCTCCTTCAGACTCAGGGTCCTCAACTCCTCACCAAGGTTCAGGAGGAACAGGGTAAGGAAAACTGCAAGACTTGTGACAAGCCCCTTCTCAAGATCCCTGACATCTACTAGGTGAGCAAAATCACGGAAAAAACTTTGAACCCATATTCTAGAATGTCGACATGTGCCATATGTCTCAATGAAGTCAAATCAACGAGGACAAATCCTCCGATTCGATGTGGACATATGTTTCATTCCCACTGTCTAGAACAATGGAAAGAACAAGGTAAGAATACATGCCCCACATGTAGAAAGGTTTTTGATGCTTCTCAGTTCAAGATTGTCGTCACGATTCAGAACAATTACACAGCGACGGCAAACTCTGTGTCCTTGAATGAGGAATCGATATTTGATGTACTTGACCTTTTTGACATAACCTTTGATGTCGAGAATCAACCAGACCTAGACAGTATTCTTGCGGACCTTGGGGTGAGTCTTACCGACTTTGATCCCTCGGTTCTTGACGCAGAATGAACTGCAGTAGGTTTCATAGTTTAGACCTGGATAGTCACGGGAAGCCTTACGAGGATCCTTTATGGCGTTACCTTTTGCATCAGTCAGAAGTGGCCCAGTCGCCCAACCACGCTTGTGACTGAACACATTCGCCTTGAAGACGATACGCTTACCAACCCTAAATGGACCAGCCCTCTTTACTCGAGATTCGGGAACCTTGAAGAACTTTGCCACGGATGCTGTAGTGTCTCCGGGTTTGATTTTGTACTCGACGACTCCATGCTGTTTATAGAAGTGGAAATCACCTTGCCGAATGTAATTTGTGGGACGACCAGGAGAAACGAACATCATGACTTTGTAGTACCCCCTTTTACACTTCTCGTTGGCACCCGTTTTGTAGACCTTTTTGGGATTGTCCGATACCACACGCTTTGGGAGACCGGTGCAGTGGGTATACGAATGATTTCCATTTGAAAGTCCAGATCGATCACCGGGGATTGACTTCTGCCACCTATAGGCCTCATAGTCACCAACAGCATAGGCATAACAGTTGTTATTCCCAATACCCTTCTGAGATCCCCATCTCCGGTTGGTGAACTTACTTTCGGAACCACTCAGAGGAAGATCCTTCATTTGTAATTCATGTAGAAAAAAATATCCACTTGTAATAAATGATCCAAGAAGTAACCAAGGCTAAGTCTCGCTCCGACGCGCTCATGGAGTTTCTCATCTTCGTGCTGTCTATTCTCATCAGCACCTTCCTTCTCCGTGTCGTATGGAACCGCTCCCTCGTGAAGCACATCACCGTGCTCAAGCCTATCAACACCCTTTTGGATGCGTTCATCCTCGCCCTCTCGCTCCAGATTGTGCGCGGTATTTAAATTTCACTGTACCCGACAATTTCTTCACCATTAGGTCCCTTTAAGGTTGGGAAAGCATCCATACCATCACAACCACCCTTGTCACAATCGACAAAGGTATGGGACTTTCCATTCTTTTTCATGTAGTCCAACTGCTTTCGGGTCCAACCACAACCCATGGTCCCGAAAATAGTCCACTTCTTACCACCTTCCTTCTTGGAAGCTTTCTTACCAGTCTGGAAGAGAATCACGATATTGATAATCAAGAGAATAGCGAAGACGAGCATTTTATTGTAAGTAAATATTAAAATGTCTTCAACTGTACTGTCCATGGGAAACAAAAATGTCACGCTCAAGTACACCAGGAAGATGCCCCGTGGTGAAGTTGAACGGATGAAATCATTCGTCACTAAGAGTGGTGAGAAGCTCGTTAAAACTCCAAAGTTTAAGATACTCTCCCAGGTTGACGAGGGTACGAAGAGGGTTTTCAAGGTCGTGCTCTAACGAGGCCGGGGCGTTTTTTGGGTTTCGTTTTACCCGCCTTTAGGATAGCTACCGCCCTCGCTTTAGCAGCCTCTTTGTTTACTGGTGTTTTTGGCTTAGGAGCCTGAATTTTAATGACAGGTTTAGGTTTCGCTACAGGGATGACCTTTTTCATCTCTGTTTCACCTGTAAAGAAAGGTTTGGATAGAACTTCCTCAAAGTTTAAATTTACAGTCTTGTTACCCCTCAACCTAAAATTCTTGACAGTGTTCGACCTACTCACAAGATAGTCTTTAGGTAGCAGGTTTTCAATGAATGTCTTCACCACTCGCTCCGTGCGTGTCCGTGGTTGACGAACCATATCGTGTACAGAGTTCAAGAAAAAGTGTAAATCGTAGTGTTTGTCCGACTTTCTCGAGATGCCGATGTTCTTGTAATTGTTGGCGTTGATGAGAGGATTCTTAATCCGTGGAAACGCAGCAAATCCAAAATCAATGATGACAGCTTCAAAACCCGCATTCGAAATCGTAGACCCCATGATTTTCATATCCTTCGTGGGCACCGGTCGAACAAGGATATTTCCAAGGTGAAGATCGTGATGACGGAATCCTGGATACTTTTTTTGGATACGATAGAGATTATAGATGATTTGTGCCATGACAGATTTCATGGCGGGTAGAGTAGGTTGAAACATCATCCATTCTCCCATCTCCTTACCCTTCACGTATTCACTATAAAGAATATCCTTCTTATCACAAGTTTTGTAAAGATACATCTTGGGAACCCCAAAACCTTCCAACTTTTTCGCGATAGTAAATTCCATCTTTGGATTCATTTCATCCAAGGCTTTTTTAAATCCGGCCAATGGTAGATTGTTCGTCTTTTCACTTAATGAAGGAGTTCTAATTTCCTTATAGACGATGTACTTTTCACATCCATCGTCTATACATCCACGATACACCTTACCATACTGACCCTCACCAATCTTCACAGCACCTTTGGTCATGGATCCATTTTTCTTCTTCAACCAGAGGTGTGATGCAGGGTCGCACGCTTTCTGACCCCTGAGAAGTTTCTTCACCTGAGCGTTCATTATTATATTCGTAAGAAGATTGTTTCAACTTACG